GAAGGTGACCTGCTGGGTCGATTCGGATTGGAAATTCGTGACCAGACCACATTGACTGTAGCAATTCGACGATTCGAGGAGCTGCTAGCCGGGAACCCTGGGATGTCTGCAATGGGATTAACTCGCCCCCGCGAAGGCGACCTAATTTTCATGGACTTCGTTCGCCCCGACCCCAAATATCCTGGGGCCGCAGGCATGTTCTTTGAAATTCAATTTGTGGAACACGAAGCTATTTTCTATCAGACTGGCGCCCTACAAACATATGACCTTAGATGCGAAACATTTACTTATAGTAACGAAACCTTTGCTACTGGTGTTGATGTTATTGATGCGGCATTTGCCAATGGTGTTTCGTCTTATGTCACTACAGGGAATACTATGCCGTTTGGTACTACAGCCGATAATGAAATTATCGAAAGAGAGGCTGCATCAATTCTTGATTTGAGCGAGACATCACCCTTCGGAGACTTTGGATAATGTTAGGCACACCATTCACGCACGATATGATTAGAAAGTTCGTGGTATCATTTGGAACAATTTTTAATAATATTAAACTCCAGCGTATTGACCCGGATGGAGGCGCCACCCAATGGATTTCTGTTCCATTGTCCTATGCTCCCAAAGAGAAGTGGCACGCAAGGCTGACGGATCCCAGAATTACTCAGCAAGTTGCCATTTCTTTGCCTAGAATTAGTTATGAGTTGGTGACAGCCACATATGCTCCTGAGCGTAAAATGAATACGATGAATCGACATGTGGCTGTGGCTACGGATCAAGACAAATTGAAAAACATGTTCGCTCCTGTTCCTTATGATTTTCAGTTTTCGTTATTTGTTTATTCTCGCAATGCAGCCGACGCATCAAATATTATTGAGCAGATTCTTCCCTTCTTTACACCAGAGTTTACTGTTACAATTAATAATGCAACTGATCTAAAAATTAATATTGACTGCCCAATTATATTGAATAGCGTCAGTCGAGAAGACACCTATGAGGGAGATTTTGAATCACGAAGAGTTGTGACTTGGACTTTGGACTTTACGATGAAGGGGCTTTTGTTTGGGCCTGTTCACGAAAATAAAATTATTAAAAAGGCATACATTGATTTCTTTATTCCCCCGACAGATTCGCGAACCGTATATCATTCAGGAAATCTTGTATCAACGTCTACAACTTCAGAACTTTATTTACAGGCCAACACGGCGAGCAGGGTCAGCAACACCTATGATAGTGGAAAAATTACAATAACAGCAGAAGGTCCGGGAGAATCAACTGGCATTGCTGGTAATACGCGAATAATTACTTCCTATGATGGTTCAACACAAATAGCCACAGTCGTTCCTGTATTTTTAGATGATCCTCAAGCCACATGGTCCTATGAAATACAATATTTGACAGACAGGTCTAGTTCTATATCTACTGACCAACTCTCTGGAATTCCTACTGCAACCAGAATCTATACCCAACCAGGATTAACAGTAGATGACGATCCGACAAGTAATGGGTCGGGTGCTGGTCATCCGCTCGACTTCACGCTAAGCGATGAATTGGGTCAAATTGATGCAGGTGAAGATTTTGGTATAATTCAAACTAGAACATTCTTCCCATCTAATAATGTGTTAGCTGGAACCAGACGAAACTTGAAGACAGGAGATGATGAATAACTATGAGTGATGAAAAACCTGTAGTAGAAGTTTTGCCCGCAGAACTTTTTCCGACGAGTGAAATTGAAATTGCAAAAGACCTTGACACCGATTACGAATATACCAGAAACAATCTAAAAGCAATTATTGAAAAGGGGTCCGAAGCTCTCGACGGCATTCTTGAATTAGCCAAAGAGAGTGAGCATCCTAGAGCCTATGAGGTTGTCGGGCAAATCATCAAGAATGTAGCCGATGTCAACCGTCAGCTTATAGACTTGCAAAAAGACATTAAGGGGCTAAAGAAAGCTGATTCTGGTCCTAATAATGTCACAAATGCGTTGTTTATTGGGAGTACGCATGACCTCCAGAAGTTGCTAAAAGGTAAGTTAGACCTAAATATTAGCGACAGTAAGGAGTAATCTCTCATGGCCACTCAACAATCAGGCTATCTTGGGAATCCCCTTCTCAAGAAGTCCGGAACCCACGAAGAGTTCACAGAAGAACAGATTTCAGAATACATCAAGTGTTCTAAAGATCCGACCTATTTTATTTTAAACTATGTAAAAATTGTCAATGTAGACGAGGGGCTTGTTCCTTTTACTATGTATGACTTTCAAGAAAAAATTATAGATACGGTTCATAATAATCGTTTTACCATCGCCAAACTTCCAAGACAGTCGGGCAAGACCACGACCGTCGTTTCTTATTTTTTGCACTATATTCTATTCAACGAAGATGTCAATATTGCCATTCTTGCGAACAAGGGGTCGCTAGCCCGAGATATTCTGGGCAGACTGCAACTAGCCTATGAGAATCTTCCCCCATTTCTACAACAAGGAATCAAGGTTTGGAATCGCGGGGACATGCAACTAGAAAATGGGTCAAAAATTGTTGCAGCATCGACTTCTTCTAGTGCAGTTCGTGGTGGAACATACAACATGATTCTACTTGACGAGTTTGCGTTTGTCCCAAAGAATATTGCAGACGAGTTCTTTAGCTCTGTCTATCCTACAATTTCTTCCGGTAAAACCACAAAGGTCATTATCGTCAGTACCCCTTGCGGAATGAACCACTTCTATAAATTGTGGTCGGATGCACAAGACCAAAAGAATCTATACAAACCTGTCGAGGTTCATTGGAGTGAAGTTCCGGGGCGAGACGAGCAGTGGAAAGAAGAGACAATCAGGAATACGAGCAAGGAACAATTCGCGCAGGAATTTGAATGTTTGAGCGGCGAAACTTCAATTCGTCTAAATACAGGTGAAGTCACACTCAAGGAATTGTATGATGAATTACATAGTCTACCTATTAACGAGAACCGACGGAATGAAATACGTCGGCACAACGAACGACCAAAGGTTCAAGGCGCGGATGACGGCGCATCGCAGAAGCAACCGATTCGCAGAAATGTCGTTCAAGGTGACGATTCTGGACGAATCGAGCGACGAACAATTCATCATGGAACAAGAAGAACTCAGAATAGAAGAACACAACACGTTTCATGGTGGACTAAACAATTCGACCGATGGCAAAGGGAACCACTTAGCACCGGGATTCACAACCAAGGGGTTCAGGTTCTCGGAAAAAAGCAAACAGAAAATGAGCGCCAGCGCAATGGGAAGGATTCCTTGGAACAAGGGGTATTCGGGATACAAACTAGAGTGCGACCGTCGGGGCAAGATTCATTCATACAAACTCACACAGAAAGACTACGACGAAATTCGTCGAAAATTCAAATCCAAGCCCAAGATTCCGGGAGTGGGAACCATTCAGAGGAATGGGAAGAAGCTAACATACCCACGGGCATTTTCAAAAACAATAGCAGAGCAATACAAGGTGACCCCAGCCACAATTTACAACATAGTATCTCACAATACCCTGCGTTAATTTCAAGTCCACCAGGCCTTTCAATTGAAACCCCAAAGGGATTTGAGGCTTTCTATGGACTCAACAAAATTGAGCGTGATTGGTTTGTCCACCTGATTCTTTCTGATGGTACTGAGTTAAAATGCTCACCTCGACACGGATTCTTTTCGTGGGGTAAAGAAAAATCAGCCATGCACCTTATCGTTGGAGATAAGATTGATACAAAATCTGGCTTGTTGGAGATAGTATATGCCGAGATTGTAGATGGCCTCATTGAATTGTATGATGCCGTTAATGCAGGAAAGGATCATACATATTACACCAATGGCGTTCTTTCCCATAATTGTGATTTTGTCGGCTCAATCAATACTCTGATTAATGCAACAAAGTTAAAAAACATGCCATTCAAAGACCCGAAACAAATCTTGGGAGACATAGATATCTATGAAACCCCGCAAGAAGGGCATGTCTATACACTAGTTGTAGATGTGTCTCATGGTGAGGGATTGGACTATTCTGCGTTTTCGATCATTGATTCGTCAGAATTTCCATATAAACAGGTAGCCAAGTATCGCAATGCAACAATTCCCCCGATGACCTATCCTACAGTTGTCCACAATGCTGCTCTGAAATACAACGAAGCATTTATTCTCGTCGAAATCAATGACATCGGGCAGCAAGTGGCCGATATTTTGCGATATGATCTAGAATATGACAACATGCTAATGGTAACACAGCGAGGTCGTGCAGGGCAAGTTCTTGGTGGTGGTTTTGGTATAGGGCAGGCTCAAATTGGAATCAAGACAACCAAGAAAGTAAAGCAAGTGGGTTGTCTCAATCTCAAGAATCTTGTCGAAAGTGATAAATTGCTCATCGAAGACTTTGATACGATTGCCGAACTGACTTCATTTGTAGCTCGCGGATATTCCTATGAGGCTGAGCCTGGGCACAATGATGACCTAGTAATGACACTCGTTCTATTTTGCTGGCTCACCACCCAACCCTATTTCAAAGACTTGACTAGCGTGGATGCCAGAAAACGCATTTTGGCTGACAAATCAAAGGTCGAAGAAGAAGAATTGATGCCCTTTGGTTTCATTGACTCGGGTCCTATAGTCGAAGAAGTGGCTGTAGATCGTGGCGATGATAAATGGCTATGGGGAGATGATTTCGAGAAAGATTATACTCCAGATCCTAAATTTCACTAAAATACTTGGTATTATAAATATCAGCAGAATGGAAGGCCTTTCAAGGCCCCCTGTAAATTATATTTTAAACGAGGAGTGTTAAAATGCCTTTTCAACTATCACCGGGTGTAAATGTTTCAGAAATTGATCTGACCACAATTGTTCCTGCCGTAGCTACTACAGACGCAGCATTTGTTGGTTCGTTCAGTTGGGGTCCTGTGGACGAAATCACCTTAGTCAACAATCAAGAAGTGCTGGTTAGCACTTTTGGTAAGCCGGATGGAAACACAGCTTCCCATTGGTTTACTGCATCAAACTTCCTGGACTATGGAAACAAGCTGCACACGGTTCGTGTAGTTACTGCAACCGCAAATAACGCCCGATCAAAGCGGCCCGTAACGGCAACGGAGAACGGCGTACTCATCAAGAATGATACAGATTTCGCCGCACAGGCAACTAACTCAGGTGTGTTAGAAGGTGCGCTTGCAAGCGGGCCCGGAGGAGTTTCTGGTCACTGGGCCGCGCGGTATCCTGGTGAGTTGGGGAATAACATTCGCGTTTCTATTTGCGATTCATACCCAGGGCAGTTTAGTAATGC